CTGCGTTAAACCTGCAATTTCGTTTTCAATACTCATTATTACTCCTTACGAGAATGCGTGATGTTCGACTACAATAGCCTGTGTTGAGATGATGTTAGATGCCATAGTTACTAAGGACTCTTGTACGTCTGTGTAGACATCGGCTGATGCGGCGGCTTCCGCGGCTGAGGTACTTGCGTTACCTTCTGATATACTAGCGGCCTGTGCCGATGCGGCGGCGGCTACTTGTGATAAACCTGCGGCTGTTGCTGATGCGGTGGCGGCGCTAGCGTTGTCAGCGATAGCTTGTTCATCTATATTAACTAGAACATTGTACTGAGTATTTACTTCGTCACGATATGTCTTAGTCGTATCTCGGAACGCTTCTGCTTCATCAGCTTTATCTGATGCGTCGTTTACAAACCCTTGGGCCTCAGTCGCTTTATTAGTCGCGATAACTGCTTGCGCTGTCGCGATAACTGCTTGGTCTGTTGCTTCTTGAACTTGGCCCGCTATGCTGTCGCTCAGCGCGGTTATCGTGTTGTTTAGCGTGACCACTTCACTGTTAAGACTAACTGTTGTTGCGTACCCTGCTTGCGCGTGGTCGCCCCATGAGAACGCTGTGTCTCCATTAGTAGTATCAACAGTCGCCCAACTAGCGTTAGCGCCATCAGTCGTTAAAAACTTTCCTGCGTAAGCACCTTGGTCTGGCAACGTATCTTCATCGATAGGTAAGTACAAACCTGCGTGGTCGCCCCACTCGTAAGCCTCATCCCACTGCGCTCTGTTGTAAGTATCACTACTGTTAATCGCGTTAATCGCGCGTTGGGTAGTAAAGTACAGATTGCTAGCGCCTTCAGGTATTTCGTCGGTGTCTGCCGTGTGAGTAGCACGGACTAATAACTCACCGTTGTTTTGGTGAGATTTGACTACTACCGCGATTTGGACAATATGGTTAGGAGGACTAGGTTGCGTGGTAGTTAAACCGCCTGCTTCATCCGCAGAGACAAACAGTATAGTGCCTTCGTCATAGTCAGAAGTATCTAGGTCGCGTACCTTACCCAAAGACGTAGCATAGCCGAACTCATTGTTAGAAAAGTCCTGTGTGGCTACACCCACAATATGGGTAGGGTGAAAATTAGGTGCTGACATATCACACTTACTAATTAGTAGGTGCCCGCCTTGCGCCCCTGCAAACATAACAACATCACCGTTGCTGATTGCTTCAGTTGCTTTAGCGTAGAATACAAACTCTTGGCCTAGCTGTAGCGTTACGTCATTGCTTAGCGGTACATCAACTGTACCTTGGTTGTTATTCCAAGTCATACCGCCTGACATACCTGACAGTGTGACGCTCTGTAAATCAGCGGCATCGCCCGATTGGTATTTGTCAGCGTTTAAGTTAGCGAAGTTATTATCTAACTCTTGGTTGGTAAGGGGTGACTGTTTTACGAGTCGTAGAGTTATGTTAGACATGTGTGTTTCCTATTACTTAGTTAAGTATCGGTGTTCTGTAACCAACGTAGTCTTGTGCAAAGTATGTAGGGTCTACAGCATAGTCCTGAACAAACTGCAAAAGTATGCCTGTAACAATATCACCGCTAGCCAACAATGGATACGTAGTTATAAAACTTCCTAAACTGTACGTTACTACCGGTGAGATACGTTGCATGTTAGCTCCTAGTCAAAATCTGAACGAACTTTAAACTTAACAAGGTCATACATAGTCTGTATACCGCCACCTAAGTAGCTAATCTCTACCTCACCTTCATACAACCCGCCTGATTCAAACGGTGTATCTGACAGTGGAAAGATAACTGCGCCGTTCTCAGCGTCTTGGACTATTCCTGTGATGCTGTTTAGGGTAGTTTCGGCGCCTTGCTCTCGTACAATTAGACGAGCTGAGCCGTTCGTTAAATCTATAGGCGCCCACGTAGTGGCGTCATTACTATCATAAGTAACACCGGTAGCCGCTTTGTTCGCGTCTTTTAAATCAAACCGTATATCAGGTAGTGTATCGCCCGCTACTAATTTGATTGTGTCCATATACGCCATCATCTACTCCTAGACTTTTGGTGCCGCGCCAGTAGTGCCTTGTAGCTCTACACCTAACGCATTAGAGAACGCGCCGTAATGTGCTTGTGCACGCTGAGCGTTGCCCGCGTATTCACTGTCTTTAGTGTAGGCGCGATACAAAATATAATCGATAATTACGTTACCATAAATATCAGGGATGTCGATGTCACCTGTGACGTCTGAGTAATCAGAGCCATCAACCGGTTCAGCTACATCAGTAGGGAAGGCTGAGTAGTTAAGCTCAAGCTTCGCAGACGTAGTTGCGGGCGGATAGACGTAGAATACCTTCGGGTCACGAGCGTCATACGTATAATGAACAATCGTATCCACACCGGCTAAGTTATACCAGTTAGGAATCTGAGTGTCTAAAATCTCACGAGGTACTTGTCGTACAGCTTCATTCGCGCTGTTAGTACCTGAGTTACGAATAACATCGATAAGTTTAGATGCGTCTGAAGGTAGCGCTTGTTTCGCTCCGGCTACACAAGTTAGTGTAGCGTTCTTATTAGACGCGTCTGGACGGTAAAGAATTACTTCACGCTGACCATCGTTAAGGTAGCGAACTAACTCAGGGATGGGCCAACGAACCGACGTCGTATCTTGTAGTGTGTCGACAACGCGACGGATGATTGATTGTGCTGATAAAGCCATGACTACCTCACTAGTGGTCTTGATTTGACTCGCGTACCACCACGGATACGTCCGTAGTAACTCTCAACACGAGACTCTTGCATATGTTTAGACGCTTCCATTTCCTTCATCATCGCGACTTCGGGATTGGTAAACGGCATGTTTGGGATTTTAGCTAGGTACGCAATCGCACCCGCTGTGATTCCTTCGGCCCAGATATTAAATAAGTCGTCTTCTATGTACGTGGCTGTGCGTGTAGGCGCGAGCGCTACTACTACGTTGACCTTGTATTTTCTATCGGGTTTAGGGAATAAGTTAAGTACGAACTCAGAGTCCACGCGAGATGTGTAGAAGCCTGTAGGCTTACCTTCCATATCGCTAAGAAGTGGTACGTCTTCTTCGAAGATACCTTTTATTTCTTTACCATCGATGCTGACGCTGAGCACTCGTGCTACGCGCATCTGACGGCTAGGTGGCTCTAGTTCGTAACTAGTTAGACCTTTAATTGTGTTGAAGTTATCTAGGGGCTGACGTAATATTAAGGTCTTCTCGCAGTACTTAATAGCTGAGTCGAGCACGGCTTGTCGCGCTAAAGGCTCAGAACACCCTACTACATAGGGGAGCACGCGGGGGAAGAACTGGTCAATACTAAGCATGGTAGCCTCACAGATTAATTGCTATCGAAATTCTATCAACTATTCTGCTGATTTGCGAGTTTTAGTTGTGCGTTTCTTAGGCGCAGGTTTCGCTGTCTGAGTACTGTTGTACTCGGCGAAAATAGCGTTGCCTTTGTCGGTCATGACCCAATCCGTACCCGCTAAACGCGCTACGATTTCGATGCCACCGTTGTATTTTACACGCGCTTTGTTAGCTAAAATCTCGCCGTCAAACGCTTTAAGTAGAGTTTCTACTGCTTTCATTTCTATTCTCCATAAACAAAAAGGGGGCCGAAGCCCCCTAGAGTATAACACTATAAAGTGCTAATTAGCTAGCCGCACCAACTTGTGCAATTACAAGTGCTTCAGGCTTAACTACTTTACGACCATATACTGCTAAACCACGAACGATGTCGCCGAAGTCAGTTTGGTTACGTAAAGGCTCAGTCTTATCGATAGTCATCGCGAATGAGATAGCATGGCTAGTACCTGCAATCATTGTACGACGTGCTTTCGCGTTAGTTAACGTTGCGCCACCAGAGGTTGCGTCAAGGCCAGATACTAATGCTTTACCCGCTTCACCTTTAGGAAGTAAGTTAGATACGTATACAGAGAAACGGTCTAACATACCAATCTTACCAGTACGGATTGTAGACGAGCTATCACCAGAGAAGTACGCTTGAGCGATGCTTGACTGCATTAACAAGTGACGGTCATAAGGAGTGATAATTAAGAAACGACCATCTTCTGGTACGTTTTGCTCATCAAGAACAGAAGACATACGTAAGATAGCGTTTAATACGTTCTCAGCAGTAGACTGGTCGATTGGAGCAACGTCTGTACCTAAGTCATAAGCCGCAGAGATAGCACCGGCAGTAGCACCTTCGTTTGCAGTAGCAGGGCCTTCAGTTACAAAAGAGTTGAAGAATACTTCGTTCTCGATTGAAATCTTAAGTTGCTTAGCCGCATCTTCAGTGAACATGTTCATTAAGTCCATGTCTGCTTGATATGCTAATACGTCATTTACTTGAACGCCGAAGTACTTACCTTTGTTAACTTGCATATCTTGGTAGATAGGCTCTGGTACTTCATAGTTAAGAGACTGACCGGCAGTGTAATCTTGGATAGAGATTGAAGGCGCTAAACGGATACGGATTGTATCGCCTTGGCTTTTCAACTCACCTTCGTAGTCAGTGTTAGTTACTTCCGACAAGATGGTGTTAGAGTAAAACTTAGCTAAAAGTTTACCAGACCATAGAGTAGGGATAAATGCACCAGAGTAGCTCTGGCTAGTGGCGAAATCGCCAGTTACAGGATATACAGCGGCCATGATAGGCTCCTTAATATATTAATGTTAAACAGATTTGGTTAATTACCCGATTACACGCCCTTGCATGTAAGCGGAATCAATTTCAGCTTCAAGTTTGTTAGCCTCATCAACCTTACCAGTACTGCTCAACCTCGCGGCTTTGTTAAACATCTGCGTAATTTGTGCAGTTGTGTAATTTTTGCCTTTCTGCGATGCCGGCGCATTACTAGCGGCTTTACGACTCGGTTGGATTTGACTCTCAAGCTCTTTGTTGGGTTTTACGACTTCTGGTTCTGGCTCTGGCGCGATAGTTTTGTTAAACATATCTACGTAGTATGCCACCCCTTCGGCGTCACCCGACTGATAGGCTTGTTCCGCAACACTGCGACGCGGAGCTCGTAATACTGGGTCTACTTCATCTAACCATGCAATCCACTTAGGGTCTGCGTTAACTTCTGAGAAGTCAGGTACTAAACGATGTAAGCGTGACTCAAACGACGACTCTGCAACACTGCTTTGTGTGGTGCCTAGACTTTCTTCCAACTTAGCTATCTTAGCTTCATAGGCTTCTAGTTTGGCATCATACTGTGCGGCGACTTCTTGTGCGACCTTACGCTGAACTGAAATAAGGTCCTCACCGAAGTTCTGTACGTCTTCATCCGTTACCAGACTTTGCGGCGCTTTCACTTCCTCTTCTTGTTTGGCTTTCATAGCTTCACTAATTTTATTTAGTTCTGCTTTCAAGTCCTTAACTTGAGAGTGTAGTTGTGGGACTTCTTTATCGTACATACCTTGTAAGGTTTTGTACTTCTGTCTCCACACAGCGGCGTCTTCTTCTGGTTTTTCTGGCTTTTCCACCTCTGGCTCAGGCGCAACTTCAGGAGTTTCAGGCTCTTGGGCTAACTCTGCTTCCGGTTCAGGTTGTTCTACAACTTCTGCTTCTTCTACTGAAGGCTCAGGTTGTTGAGTCTCTCCGCTTAGCTGTCTTTCAATGT